GCTGGAACAACTATTGCTGTTGGCGCCAACAGTGGTACATTAACTATAGGCAATCCCACTGTTGTTGGTACACAAACCACAGTAAACCTTTGGAATACTCAAAGCACTACGGTTAATGCTTTTGGAGTTGCTACTGGCGTTAACATTGCTACCAGTGCCGCTGCCGCAAGTACATTAACATTTGGTCCAGCTGCTACTGGTAATATATTTGAAATTAATTCTGTTGCTAGTGGAACTATTAATTTAACCAGTGATGTGACTACAGGCATTGTTAATGCCTATACTGGTATTACCACAGGTACAGTAAACATTGCCACAGGCGGTGCAAGTACAACAAACATTGGTGGTGCAGCTGGCCTAGTCAATATTGGTACAACTGGTGGCGACAGTATTTTGACTATTCGAGGCAACAGCACAGGTGGCACAGGTACTATTACTACCAATGCTGGAACAGCTAGTGTATTCAACGCAAACGCATCAACAATTAATGCGTTTGGCGCCGGTACTTCTATTAACATTGGAACTAGCACTGGTACTGTAACTGTTGCTAATCCAACTATAACAATGACTAACGGTACAACGTTCAATATGAACGGCGCCAATCCTGCTATCGCTAGTTCTAATACAGGTACTGCTAGTATTTTTAATGCTAACATTACTACAATTAATTTTGGACAAGCTGCTGCTATTTCTATGGGCGGTACAAGCAGTAACGTCACCGTCAGGGGTAATCTATTAGTCAACGGAACTACTACCATAGGCGATGCTAGTGCAGATGCTGTTACATTTAATTCAGATACAATAACAGCACCAAATACATTAACAGTTAGCATTGATGATGCATCAAATGCCAGCATAAGCTATCCGTTAAAAGTTAGACATACAACTTCAGGAACTGCTGCTGCAGGTATGGGCACAGGTATTCAGTTTATAGCTGAAAACGCTGGCGGAACAAATGCCACTGGCGCAGCTATTGAAATACTTTCTACTGGAATTGCCGCCGGCGCAGAAACATTTGACCTTGTATTAAGAACAATGACTTCGGGCTCAGCAGCAGTTCAAGCATTTAGAGCAAACGCTAGCACAATCACAATAGGTGCTAATGCCACAGCTACAACTATAACAACACAGTCTAACAGTACAATGACTGTACGTCCAGGCGCAACAGGCGCTGGCAGTCCAGGTATAGCTCTTACAGTACAAGGCGGCAGTGGTGGTTCAACTAGTGGCGCAGGCGGTACAGCAATATTCCAAGGCGGAAATGCAACAACTTCAGGCACTGGCGGCGTTGCAACATTTAGATCAGGTTCGGCCGTAGGAACTAACCAAATTGGTGCCGACACTATCATTACCGCAGGTAATGGAACAGGAACAGGCGGATCAGGACTTATCGTATTTAGAACTGCACTTCCAGGTTCATCAGGACCTGCTGCCAATACAATGGCAGACGTGCTTTCTATCAGTAACCAAGGTTTAGTCACAATTCCAAATAATTTAACAGTTAACGGTAATTTAACAGTTAATGGTACAACAACAACTTTTAATTCAAGCATAGTACAAGTTGACGATAAGAATATTGAATTAGCCAGCGTTGTAGCAGTAACAGGTTTACAGGCAACACTAGCAACAGGAATTGCCACAGTTACTATTACCAGCGGATCTACAGTTGGATTAATTCCAGGACAGACTTTTACAGTAACTTCAGGCACTGGAGCATTTGGCGCAGGTGCTGTTATTCAAAGCATCGACAGCCTTACACAGGTTACCATGACCGTTAATCATCAGACTGCTGGGCCAGCTACATTTAGTTCAAGCGGTGCTACAGATGCCAGTGCTAATGGTGGTGGTATCACAGTCCTTGGTACAGCTAATAAAACATGGCAGTATGATAATACTGCTGGCGTACTAGCATGGTCGTCAAGTGAAAATATTAATTTAGTATCAGGTAAAGCTGTTAAAATTAACGGCAGCGATGTGCTTAATGCCACTGTTGTATTTCCTGGTATAGCTACAGCAGCCATTGGACACCAGAGTGCCGCAGCCACAGTTAACATTGGTGCCAATACTAGTAATAACATATTGTCAATACTAGCCAACGGCACAGGCGGTACTGCTACGCTTACTACTAATGTGACCACAGGCCAAGTTGACGAATTTACATCAGTAACTGGTACTATAAACTATGGTTCTAATGCTACTGCTATTTCAGTAGGATCATCAGCTACGGCTGCACAGACTATTAACATAGGTAACAGCAGTACGGGCGCAAGTACTTATAGATTTGGTTCTGGTGCTACAACTAATGCTACAACTAAAACTATAGAAATTGGACAAAACGGTATTTCAAATAGTATAACTAATATTAGTCTTGGCAGTAGTGTTGCAGGTGCACTGGGTACAATATCATTAAATGCTCAAACAGTTAATTTTGGATTAAGTAGTACTTCACTGGTAACTGCCTCACTTGGCGCACAGATTACAGGAAACGTATTTAGAGTAAGAAGTCCAGCAGACGGATCTGGCGCTATCAACTTTACTACAGACTTAACCACTGGTACAGTTAATATGTTTGCTGGACTAACTACAGGTACTGTCAACGTTGGTGTTGGATCAAGTTCGAGTGTAATTAACCTTGGTGGTGTTGGCGGCCAGGTTAGAGTTGGAGCAACCAACGGTGATGCAACATTGAACGTCAGCGGTAACGGAGTTTCAGGTACTGCAACACTGGCAACTAACGTGACCACAGGTACTGTTAATCAATGGACAAGTATAACTACAGGAACAATTAACTTTGGTACTGGCGGTGGATCAACTATTATCCTAGGCGGTAATGCTGCTACAGTTAACGTAGGTGGCACTGGTGGTAATGCAACTGTAAACATACGAGGTAACGGAACTACAGGTACAGCATCGCTAGCCACTAACGTGACCACAGGTACTGTACTATTAACGTAGGTAGTGGCGCTGGTGGTAGACTATCTGTATTGTTTAATCAAGGGTCGTCAAGTACTAGCACCGGAGCAATAGTTGTGGCCGGCGGTGTAGGCATTGTAGAAAATCTGTATGTTGGCGGATATAGTCAACATGCCAACGGTCTAGTAAGAACTAATGCACGTTTTCAAACATCAGAAAGACATCCAATGGGACACTATAGTCCAGGCGAATGTGTATTTGAAATTGATCCAACATGGACGCAGACTGAATTACAAAATTTCTTTAATACTTCAAACGTGACTTGGAACGCAGACACTACTGCGCCAGGCGGATATTGTATTCAGATTGACAGTAATCCTAGTGTGGCATCTATTGCCTACGGTTCAGGATTTCCATTAATTCCAGTTGATACTAACGACATATTTTATTGTGAAGTATGGCTGCGTAACGATCCTGGATATGTAGGGCCGGGACACTATATGGGGTCAGTTGACATCAGCGCATCTGGAACAAGTCTTGGAGGTAACCCGGGTAGCTTTGGTTACTGGGTAATGAGTAATACTGCCGCGTCTACTACTTGGACCAAGTATACAGGATATATCACAGGCTTTGGTACAGCCGTAGGACAGTTTGCAGCTAATACAAAATATTTTAGCCCAATGGCATTATTTAACTACTCATTTACATCTGGAACAAGACGTAGTTTTATTAGCGGTTGGAGATACACTAGAGTCTACAAGGCAGGTCGTAGAAAGTATGGTGATTTCCTAGCATTTAGTACGGCAACAGGACTAACTGCAACAGGCAGCAATCAAGGAACAGCATTGGCTATTACTGCTGACGTAAACAACGTTACAACAACGCCTGTAAGTTCAGGTGTAATACTTCCTTTCTGGCAAACTGGACATCGAATTGTTATACGAAACGGTGGTGTTAATAACCTTACTGTTTATCCAAACATTGGTGCTCAGATAAATTCAGCAGGCAGTAACGTAGGATTTACAATCACAACAGGCGGAACATTAGAATTTATCTGTATGACTGCAACCCAGTGGGTCACAGTATCTGCTACTTACGCTTAATTATATAAGGTCAATTACATCAAATATTGTTTGTAGTTTGTTGCGAATAGTTTTGTTACTAAAACTATTCCGCAACCCTTGATGTAATGGTTTAGGTGGAGATTCAAGTCCGGTCCAGGCATATCCGCTGTGCTCTAAACTTAATTTTGGAATAAATTCTTCATTGACTATGCACAGGTATGTGTGAAAGTTAAAAACTTTATCGTTGCTGATAAATGTTTCAATAGGTAAACTTTTAATTATTTCAGGAAGAAATCCAACTTCTTCAACTATCTCTCGTTGAAGTCCTTGCCACGGAGTTTCGGATAGTTCTGTAGTTCCTCCAACAATACTCCATACACCTTGATGTTTACCGTTGGCTTTCTGTAAGTAAAGTATTTTTTTAGTGCTTTTTGAGTAAAATATTGCACCGCTACAGACAATTTTTTCTTTAGATTCCAAGACTCCAGTTTCCTCTTTGATACTCGCCCTCAAAGCTCTTACTCCAATACACACCATTCCATTTATACTGTGTATTACTATACTCGTTGGTCATATATAAGATAATATCATTGCTCTCTTGAGCATCAAATATTACGTTCCAAGTATTGCCGTCCCACTCAATTATGTCGTCAGCTTCTGCAATAAAATCACTGCCGTTAGTATTTTTCCAAGCATCAGGACCGTCTTCATTCATATATAATTCGTATTTGATAATGCTACCTGAGGCAGCTGGATTATCTAATGTAATATAGTAGTTGCCAATTTCTTTATTATCAGGTACTCTGCTACTACCCGAGCCTACTTCAACGCCATCAACAAATATTTTATGATCGTAAACTTTTTTATGCAATACATCAGTATTGATAGTATATACGCTATTTTCAGCAGTGAACGTATCTCTAATGCCACCTCCAATGCTTTCTAAAATAAGATATCTAGTACCAGGCACTACATTAGATGGTCTAGTTCTTCTTGGATCAATTATAGCATCAAAGGTGCCTAGGTTAGATCTAAAATTTGACACGATTGGAGTGTTTGATGGATATGTGTCAATATCCCAATTTACCTGTAACACAGTATCGTCAAGTTGATTTACTGTACAATAACCGATTACGTATGTACCGTCCGGTTGTTTAAGATAAATTTTACTCAATCCTGGTTTATATAAATCAGGATATTGCTCTAAAAGCTGTAACCAAGATATGTAAGATCCATTATTTACTAATCTTATTTGATTCCCATCAACTTCAATATTATCATTGCCGGGTGTAGAATTTATATTTGATAAAGGTGTAGCGATCCATGATCCATTTAATCCTATATTGCTATCACTACCAAACCCGTCAACAAATGCATCATTTCTATCAGTTATACCGCCTAAAATACTAGTGACAATATTAGTAACAACACCAAGACGTTTTACTTTAGCTGGGGGACTAATATAGATTGGTGTTTCTAAAGATAATGAAGCGATGTCAATTTCTGTTGCCGCACCTACTGGTATACTTCTACTACTATAATTTACTTGAGTAAGGTCAACTACAGTTAAACTAGTCCAGTCAACATAATTATCTGTAGTTTGAATTTCTAAACTAGGATTAAACAGCATTAATATTTGCTCAAGTATCTGTAATTTTTGATCATTACTAGTAGACCAAATATCAACTTTTACAGATAATTTATAAGGAGTGGGCATAAGACGTTCAATAGTATAACTGTTACCTTGATTAGTGGTATAGTTTCCGTCTTGATCTACTTCGCGTTCTCTTACATGTACCTTACCTACAAAACTAGGATCTCCTAGACGACTATTATCTAATTCTAATCCGGTAATGTAGACTGATATCCTAGGGGCACTTACTACAGTATTTTCACTATTCTGATTAATGATATTAGCCACTTGTCTATCCGGATCACCATATACTACCGGAACACGTACCAGTGTTCCATCCCCGTATTTTATAACGAAGTTGCTCACTAATCTCATGATTTGCAAAAGATATCTTCTTATTTGACCATCGTAAAAATATTGCATTATAAATCAGCCTTTGGTTTAAGAGCCTTGCTAATAGCCACTCTTTCGTTTGTTGAACCAGAATATAGCTGCCATTCTATTTCATAATCAGTTGGTGCTGCTTCACTAAATGTCAACAACACTTTACCGCCGGTTCCTGAACTAGCAGTTACTGACGGAACAAGACTGTCACCAAAATTAACATTGGCAAACATACCTGCTACATAAGTTTGAGTAAGGAGATGTTGTTTAAATCCTATAAGTGTAATTTGTCTGTTAGATACAGTGGTTATGCCCGTTGTACTTACCAATTTATAAGTGCCAATGCCTCCCGAACCTGACAATATAGATTCAATTTCTACACTATTATAGACATTTGCATCAGTGGGAATTTTTGGTAAATTAAACACATACCCTGTTTTAATAATCTTACCTGGCGGCATGTAACTTACAGTAAGAACAAGATCAGTTCCTACAGTAGCTATAGATGCTGTAACTTTAAATTCTTCAACTCTATAAACATCGCTGGCAATAAATCCAACTCCAACTTTATTACTATTGTTAATAAATGTTCCTTTGAGTGTACTTCTAGTGTCAGTGTTAGTCATTGTCATGCGTACATCGTCTTCTCTTCTGACCCATCGAGCCCCATCATATCGAAATAATCTGTTAGGTAAAAAATCAGTTCTTAAGAAGAAATCACCGTCATAGGGATTATTAGGAAATTGTATTCCGTGCCCAAAGTCAACACCGTTCTCTGGAACTCCGTCACCAACTAGGTAACCTTGGTAGCCGCTGCGCTTTGGTCTCTTTAAAACTCTACTAGCATCAATGTTAGTAGATGACGAGTCTGGAGGAAAACTAGTATCGTCAACTGACTCTAGTGCAGCGTGACCAGATGCATCAACTGCTAATGTGTACAGATGTCGAGTTTCGTAACCGCTCTTGGGAGCGTCTGCTTCTGCTTGAGCAATTAATTGATCGTTTATGTCTAATACTTTTTGTTGAGTACTTAACAACTCACGCAACGTATTATTAGTTTCTTCACCAGTTACTGGATCAACAATCTTCTGATCAAAAATTTCTTTATACTGTTGACTGTCACTGATTTTAGTTAATTTTAATCTGTATAAATGAGGATACCATGTTGGACTAAATCCTTCAGCAGCTCGGCCTACATCACTGATAACATAGTATCTAGGTAGACTTACATCTAAATCGTTAAGAGCAAACTCATCTTTGAGATGCGGAATTTCTAATACATCTCCGCTAATAGGTTTGCGGCCAACAGTATTAACAAAATCGTTGATATGTATGGTCATGTACAATGTGTCGTTATCGAGAAATAAACCAAACTGACTTAAATTAAAGTCAAGATCTTGTACGTTATAAACGCCTCGTATTCTATAAATGCTAGGATCATACTTTCTATCTCGATTTTCTAAAAACAGTAGATCTTGTATGTTTTTAACAGTCGTTGCCCTTTTCGGGACGGTAAAGTGATAAACGTGGCATAGTACAGTATTTATTCGATAAATATACTGGGAGACACCAATGTTAGAAATTAATGTTCAAGCTGAAAAACAGAAAGTTTACGACTATGTTCGCGCCATGCTAGGCGACGGGATGATTGACGTTGAACTTGACCCTATACACTACGAAGCAGCTCTTAATAAAACGCTATCTAGATTTAGACAGCGCAGCCCAAATGCGGTTGAAGAAAGCTACATGTTTATTGAGTTAGAAAGAGATACTAATGATTACAAACTTCCTGACGAAATTGTTGAAGTAAGATCAGTGTTTAGACGATCGCTAGGAAGTAGATCTGTAGGCACAGGCACTAATTTTGAGCCATTTAATTTAGCCTATACTAATACATATTTGTTAAATGCAACAACACTTGGTGGTATTGCTACATATGATTTCTTTGCACAATATCAAGAAATGGTAGGACGTATGTTTGGTAGCTACATTGAATTTCAGTGGATTCCGTATTCGCATACATTACGTATTCTACAAAGACCGTTTACTGAAAAAGAAACATTACTGTTAAGATGCTATAATTACAGACCAGATTTTAATCTTATTAATGACATCTATGCAGGACAGTGGATTAAAGATTATACTCTAGCTATTTGTAAAGGTATATTAGGAGAAGCACGTAGCAAATTTGGAACTATTGCTGGACCTCAAGGAGGAACGCAGTTAAATGGTGCCGATCTTAAATCTGCCAGCAAAGAAGAATTAGAAAAATTAGACAAAGAACTAGAAACTCTAATCAGTGGCGGAACTGGTTATACATTTGTAATAGGTTAATATGAAAGTTCAAGAAATTATCACCGAAGCAAAAGTAAAACAGGCTAAAATGACCAAGCGTCAAAATCAGTCTACTCGAGGTGTACACACATTTGGAGACGCAGAAAGAGCTAACAGTGACTATGTTCAATTTCGTGTAGGCATGGCGGCGGCATCGACCGATGGCAAAACAATGCCTGACATAGATGCTAAAAGTTGGATTGGCAAACGCAAAGCTGCATTTCCTTATACCAAAGAAGAAGCAGACATACTCAAGATGGCGTACAAAGCCGCTGGTGCCGATTATAAAGATGTCAATGACGGCAACATGAACAGCGAAGAATTAAACACTACAAATAAAACAAGCCCTGTTGCTAAACCAAAACGCAACAAATATGGCGTATAAATTCTTGACAAAGTTATAAAATAGTATAAAATATAGTATCACCTAGGAGATACTATGATCATTGGCTTCGTTGGATTTATCGGTTCGGGCAAAGATACTGCCGCAGACTATCTTGTTAACTTTCACGGATTCCGCCGTGATTCATTTGCTAATACACTTAAAGATGCTGTTGCCGCAGTATTTGGATGGGACAGAACCCTGTTAGAAGGCCGCACCAAAGAAGCCCGTGAGTGGCGTGAGCGTGTAGATCCTTGGTGGGCAGAACGACTCAATATGCCTAACCTAACTCCTCGATGGATTTTGCAATACTGGGGTACAGAAGTTTGCCGACAAGGTTTTCACGACGACGTTTGGATTGCCAGTTTAGAAAACAAAATGCGTAAGACCAGTGATAATATTGTTATTTCAGATGTGCGATTTCCTAACGAAATTAAAGCCATTCATAACGCAGGCGGCAAAGTAGTGCGAGTAGTTCGAGGTGCTGACCCAGGGTGGTATCAAGATGCACTTAATGTAAATGCTGGTCCAACAAATATGTCATGGGCTATTAGCAAAGCACGTATGGAAGCACTAAAAATTCATGCCAGCGAAACAGCATGGATAGGTCGAGGAATAGACTGCGAAATTGATAACAACGGCAGTATTGATGATTTATTCTCGCAGATTAGAAATCTGGTTGAAGATCAGCTCGTCGCCAGTTAAATCCTTCTTTAGCTAGTGTGCGTTGACAATTGGCACATATACACTTAAGATTAGTAAGTTTAGTATTGTTTAAGTTTCCGTCCATGTGAAAGACGTTAAACTGCTCTCTGTGTTTGCTTTTAAAGCCACACTTATCACAAGAGTTACTTAACCTAAATCCATCTCTATACCATTTAGGGATACCCTTACTTACTCCGCCAATAAGACATACTTCGCATTTTTTGCGATAGTATGTTTTACCATTTTTATGGTAGTTAATAGCGGCGGGTCTAAAACCGCAAATGCATAATGGTCTGGGCATACTGTATTTATGCTCACCTTTTTAACCCCTTTTCATAGGTGTATTACGGGTCCATTTTAGAAAAAACCGCTAAATAAAAGTATAATGAAACCCCATAGGAGAGTTTAATATGGCATTAACTTCACCAGGCGTAGAAGTCAAAGTTGTTGACGAA